TCAATACCTGTTGCTTTATTGGCGTTTGAGTGGTACTTATATTTGCTTGAACGTCGTCGCTTGAAATTTGTAAATGATATGGTGCAAAACATAAGGCTATAACGAATCCTATTATAGGAATAAGTTTCATATAACTCCGTTTTTATTTGTGTTTATTTCTATGGGCGTGAAGTCCGATGACTTGTTACCCGAAAATGAGAATCTGAGAAGGTGATATATTTTGAGTGCGCATCTTTGGTTTCTCCTAGTGCGAAAATGTGCTTAGTTTTATTTATAGTTGCGCTATATTGAGTACCATCCCATGTTAATGTGTAATTAGCAGCATTTAACGGATCGTACAGTGTCGCTGTTCTTAAATATTCTAAACCTCTTAACTCACAATCAACGTAAGATGGGTTTTTGATTCCTTTTTGTAGTTGTACTAAATGTATCAATCTAATAGTCCTGGAAATGCCTCTTGTACTAATTTTTTAGTACAGCCCGAAGCCGTCATCTTTTTTTCCTTCATTTGACAAAGCAGGTCTGCTTCTTCTGGTGTAACTGATTCTAGCATACCTATGAACATTTGTTCTCTTTTTGTTTCTGTCAGATTACCTGCAAATTCATTAGTCAAATAATTTACGTATCTCATTTGACCGTATATCAGCTTCGAATTGCGAGATGATGCTGAAGGCGTAAAAGGCGGCTTCCCTTTAGGCAATAAAAATTTAACGTTGGGATGGAATGCATATCTAAGAAAGTCTCTTAAATATTTATTATCTGCTTCCTGTAAAATTGCTACTCGATCCCGTTTTGTTTTAAAATTCGGTTTTCCTGCATTATCAATGTCTTCAAATATTTCAACAAATGATCTAGTCATTTCAAAACTCCTGTAGTGCTTCTGTCATTTCACGCAGTCGATGTTTAATGAAATAATTCAACATTCTTCCTCTACCATCAAACTGTTCTGAATTAATATTATCTAATATATTTATCTCGACTTGATCTGGAACAAGCGATAAATCGATTAATTGCTCGTTTCTTTTGAAATTACGTAAAAGCTCTCCTTCCAGCAATTGTTCGGGATTTCCTTGTGTCCATTCTTCGAGTTTCTTCTTAGTCAGCTTTCGTTGTCTAATTTTCTTTACAAACGTATCATCTTGAGATAAAATATTTGGTACACCATCACTCCTGTCGCCCTTAACAATTAGCTCATATTTAAATTTCTCAGGATCATCTACTTTTATAAACTTTTTAGTTAATGGTGACCACTGTTGTACATTTTTATGTACGTGAAGTTGTATAAAATCTTTATCACTCGATACAATTAAAATTGGTTCATCATAATGCTTACAATATATTGCTATAATATCATCAGCTTCACATCCAACACCGTTTACTACCTTATAAGGAAAATTTTCTGTTAAATCTTCTTTAATTTCATCTAAAGTGTCAAACAGCGCTTGCCAATTTATATTCTGAGGATTTTTTTCGCGTTGTTCTTTTCTGTTTGCCTTATAATGTTCAAAAACAGTTTTTCTCCAATTATCTCTACCATCACAACAAAAAGTTAAGTCTCCCCATTCTTCTTTAAATTTGTTGTTAATCATTTTTATGTTGTTAAGAATCATATGTCTTAACATATTTTTTTCTTGACCTTCTTTAAAGTGCTTTGAAAACTGCATAAAATTAGCAATAATCATTTGGTTGTAGTCTATTAATATCATTTTATTTTTTTATGCTTTTTTCTAGTGGAAGTTAACATGATCTTTCGACATCCACCAATACATTCATTTAAAAGTTTTATTATCTTATTTTTTTGTCGTTTAGTCAAGTGCCTATACCCCTCCTTTAAATCTGGATCATTTTCTTTATTTTCTAATTCATCTACACGTTCTTGAAGTAAGGGAATTAACTTTGAAGCGGTTGGTTTTTTAATTGTATTAAGTTCAGCAAAAGTAGCAAACTCAAAAGAAGTTTTGAAGTTATTATCTTCGAACAACTCTAATACATAATCAATATCAAAAATCAAAGACTTAGCTATTTGCTGAATTCTGTCTTGAATACTAATAACATTAGAGTTTGCTGCCGAATTTTGGCTGGCAAATATTATTGTACGCTCTTTCCCTAGTTCTTCTATCTTCTTTAACCTTGCAATTAAAATATCATCAAATTTAATAGGTAAGCGTGGAAGACCTTTTAATTTCATTCGACACAAAAATCCTGGAGTACGACCTACAGCCATTAAATCATTTGGTCCTATCTGTTTAAGGTTAGTACGATCAACATGATTCTTTTTATAATAAGCACGAACGTGATCTAAACTGGCTTTAAAATCATGAAAGTGTTGATACCAACGTAACGCTTCTTCGATCTTATGCTCCAGTTCAGGATCCGGAATGAGTTCGTCAACATCATCCCACGTGGGTTCAGGACCCATATGATACTCATCAAGACTCTTTATCCGTTTCTTTGTCATTTAATTCTTTTGCGAGATTTGTTCCCATTGCCGCTTGAACTTCACGTTCAACTTCAACTTTAAAATCATCAACAGTTATCGACTGCCATAAACCTTCTTCACCTTCATCAAAACACATTACACTTCCTTTTTGATCAACACACAAATACATATAGTTATCAGTAAAAGGATTTTTAGTGCTTAATGCTAATATCTTTATGCATATTGGCATCGCGAGGTGTTTGTAATGCTCCTCTACAAACAAGTATTGCTGTTTTTGAGCTCTTTTTTGATTCTTCCAAGCCCTTATTTCGACGACATTTGACTCACTGTTTGAATCAGCTGTGCCCATTTCGGTATTCGACTTTCCCATCCGTAAAATATATCAAAGTAGGATTTTTGAGTTTTAAGCATCCTAATCATATTAGGATCTTTGACAGCATCTATAGCCGTATTAATTACATTTTTAAATACTCCAGCATGTCTATTTTTATCCTCAGACCAGTTGTACATAAACCCAAAATTTGCTCCGGTTTCTGGTAGTGCTCCAAAATTAGGGAATACACACAATAAACCCGCGCTCATTGCTTCTATTAATGTAATACAGGACGTTTCAGGGTATGTACAAGGATAAGCTAAAATATGCGCGTTTTGCATAGCTTTTCGCACCTCATCATTACTTACAGTTCCATGGTAGTTAACTCCTTCCATATCATTTGCAGCATCATATAATGGCTGAAACATTTTATCATTATCATCTCTGTCGTAAAGTTTGAAACTAGAATAGACATCTAATTCTATATCTTGTCGTTCTTTCCACAACTCAGCCCACACAGACAATAATATATCCAATCCTCGATGGGGTGTTGAGGCATATATTAATTTAATTTTATCTGTAGGAGGTTTTTCATGTTCTGGAAATGGTGTAATAGCATGCTGTATCACAATACCAGCGTCATGTGGAATACCTAACTTATTAACAAAATCTTGCTGCTGCCAACTACTAACAAAAACTAGGCTAGCAAAACGTTTTAGGCTTTCTGGATCTTTAAGATGTTGAGCTTCAAGATCATCACCAGTATCATGCAACCAAAGTATTCTAGGTTTATCTTCTAATTCACGTACTCGAGAACAAATAATTTGAACTTTATCTAAAAGCTCCGGAGGTACTTTAGATGTCATCCAACGATACACTAATTCAGTGCCACCAGTTGCTTTACTTGTTCGGACATCATAATCGACTTCTTCAATAGTATCGTCGATAATTCTTAAAGTTGTTTCTTCCATGCTGTCATTTCATAAATATAATAGATAGTTTTTACTATCACAAGTTAATTTCAATAAGGTATATATGTCAGACTTAAATGATTTTGGATTCAGTACTGTAAGTGAAGAAGATTTTAAGGCTTCTAGCCCAGAGGGCAAAGTCGTAGAAGAAGCAGTAGAACAAGCTAAATCCGGTCAAATAAAAACGATCGAAGGTCAAGTAGATAAAATTTGGAAATTGTTGGATTACCATTACGATGAAATGGACAAACATAAAGAAAAATTAAATAAAGAATATTCCAAACAAATGTCAGAAGTTGAAGCTCTTATATTACCCCTGTTAAACAACTTAGCTAAGAGCACCGATAATGAATACATTTACTGGCCAGGTCGTAGAGAAATTTTAGAAAAGCAAATAGAAAAAATAACTGCACATACAAGAGATATTAATATTTTTACTGCAGTTGATTAAATCCATATTTGCATAGGTAAAAAGAATCTATAATATCTGAAGCAGGGTTACCTGTTTCTTGTATTAAATCAAATCTTTTTGATTCTTGTTTCCAAGCGTCTAACATTTCATCTTTAGACGCGTTGCCTCGCCCTGTCGCAAATTTCTTCAATGTTGTTGGCGCAATTGTTTCATATGTAAAATGTTGCTTTAGTAATATATGTTTAAGAATACCAACATTTTCAGCAATATGAAACACTCTGCCAACTGAACCATATGAATAATCTTCCAAAACAATTTTTTCAACTCTACCATCATACCAACGTAATTGTTCTATAGTCCATTCTGCTAAGAATGAATACCTTTCTAAGCCTTCTAGCTCTTTCGGGAATTTAAAACAATTCACATTTTCCAGGGAGGACCACCCATCCCTCCACTTATCAAGAGCAAAAAAACTAAAAGTACAATTATTGGGAGTAAATACTCCATTTTTCCAAACACATATACTTGGTGATGTTGTAGAATAATCAATTCCTGCTATCAATAACCCAACTTCTGTAGCTCTATAATAGAATTTTGAGCAGATGTGTGCAAAATACCTGCACCACCAGCTTTTTTCCATTCAGCTATATTGTCTTTACTATCATCTATAAGTATATTTGGTGATAGATTATCATCAACAGCAAACATTTGCTTCTCTTCACGATACACACAATTAATAGACCACGGTTTAACATTCCAGTGTTTCTTCATCCACTTAAATTTGTCTATACGTGAAAACTTTGCTTGTGTGGATTTTTGTTTATCTTTGTGTTTAGGTATCGCTGTTAAAAATTGTGGATCGTATGCTGAAACATATTCCATCAGCTGCTCTGCATCAGGCATTTTGTCTAACTCAAAAAACATGTGATCTGGTAACTTACTCCACTGGTCATTCCAAGTTTTTTTATCACCAAAATCATGTGTTTCAATAATGTACTTGTCAAAGTCAGAAAGTACACCATCCATATCAACGAATATAATCATTACTTATTTTGTGTATAAATTTGATCAAGGATATCTTCAATCCAAACCTTTCCAGTAAAGGCTGGTGCATCCTCAATAGTGCTGTGCGCTTCTTTAAGGTCTTTTGCGCTCATATCTTTTGTATGTTGCTCAACTATGCTAATAACATCATTTACATATTGTTCGTATACCATTATCACTCCTTTTTAATTATAAGTCAACTAAAATTATAAGTCAACAACTTCACACCCTCCAGGTGCCGCAGAACAACCGAGTGTTTGCGCACCTGCTGTATGATCTTCTTTTTCATAATCGCCTAACTTTGTCCAATCAACGTTCTTAGGCATAGCATTTGTAGCATCATCATATTCTTTTTTAGTACAGTCCTGATAAGGTGCCTGACGATATGTGTGCTCACTAAATGGCAAAAATGAAATTCCACTGATAGCATCAAAATTATTCCAAACCCAATTACCAACTCCCATCCACTCATGTTCTTTAACAGAAACTGTTATAGATGGTTTATGTTCACACCAATGTTCTTGATATATTTTCCACAATTCCATTTGCTCAACAGCTGACATATCTTGTCTACAAACTGCACCTTTTGGGCTTTTTTGAGGAAATCGAAATACAGTAGTATGAGTTGGTTTTGTTACATCTGGTTCATTTGGAAATCCAGCATCCATCATAAACTTGCAGAGAGGATCTTTATTATCTGCTCTTACAGTTCTGATATAATAAGGATTATGCCTGGCATGAATACCAGAAGAACTATCAACAAGCTGACTAACAGTACCACTAGGTTTGACACACGTAATGGCAGCAGCTCTAGGAATGCCGAGTTTTTCAGTCCATTCTTTATTTGTTTCAATTGCAATTTTTCGTAATTCATCTAAAAGTTCTCCTGTTTTTACTTTACCTTTTTTACCATTAGTTAAGACGTTATCCATTATTCCTGTAAGAGATACTCCCAATAAACGCTCTTCTTCGCAGTTCTTTTTCCATTCTCGTGTAAGATATTTGAAGTCGGTAAGAGTGGATTGGAATGTCCCAAGGATTGTCGCAACTCTAACTTTTGCTTTGAGATGCTCGCTAGTGTCCCCTCCTCGAACAACGACTTCGGAGAGGTTGCAGAATTCTCTTGATCGTAAAATGATTTCGCTGCACGGATTAGTGCCAAAATCTTCTCGGAGTTCTCGTCGTTTAATAAACTCTCCATTTCCATTTTGTTCCCTTCTATTAAGTTTACCTACTTGGAATTTCGCAGACAACCCATTATATATTCCTCTCTCTCCAGATTTACTATCGTAAAGCGAAAGCCATTCCCGCATGAAAGTACCAATGTCTGGTTTTTCTTTATAATTAATTGAATTGTTTGCTAACGCTCTCTGTCCATTTGTTTCCCACCATTGTCCTGATTTGGCGAACCGCATTTCACGATCGTTAAGGTCAGATAGACTGATAAGAGCACTACGCCTGACACCACCCACGACAACAATTTCCGCTGTTTTACATATGATATCATGACATTCCACAGGTTTAAGTTTTCTTCCGGCTGCATTTTTAAATATATCTTTAACAAAATTAAATAAATCAACTAATGGTTGAGGACCAGAAGCACGACCACCAAATGTTTTAAGTGGTGCGCCTGCAGGTCTGACCTTAGTAACATCTATATTCGGTACTAAACCTTGATAAAGTAATGACATTAATTCTTTAAAAGATCGCGACCAACCAATTTTACTATCAGCAACAACTATAACCGTATCAGTATCAAAAAACTCTTCTGCAATGACAGGTAAATTTTTTATATATTCTTCTTCAACTGAAAAACCAACACCTGTACCATTCATTAACGTATACATAATCTCATCAAACGACCTTGGACTATCACACTTAATATATGAACAATTATATCCCGCAACGTTCTCTTTTGCTAAAGCAGGTCCTGCTGTCATAAGACAGCGCATAGATGGCATAACTTCTAAACTTAGAATATCTTTCTGTATTTTCTCTCTATCTTCTTTTTCTAATTCAAAATCACATGTATCTTTTAAATGTTGTTGAAAAAAGGATAAGTAGCGCTCAATCGTTTCGTCCCACGTTTCTCGTCTTTCTTCATCATACCTCCATCTTGCATAACGCGAAAGATGAATAAAGGATTGATATTCTGTTGGTAGATGCACTCGTTCTCCTCCTATACGATTAAATAATTATTGCCGCCATCAAATGGCATATAGTCGATCTGATCTATTGCGTAATCAACATCTTCAAATTTGTCTACAAAATACTTATGATTGCTATTACCAAAAATATTATTCTGATAAGTTAACAACCAATGATCAGTTTTAAGACGTTTCATTAATGTATCTCTTTCCTCAAACTCCATCTCAGAGATAGACCACGTACCAATAACTAAGTCGCATTTTTTTGGTAAATCTTTTATATCAGAAACAAAATGTATGTGTGAGTGTCCTAATCGGTTTAAAAAATGTTTTTGTAATGGAATAATCTCAGGAAATTCTAACATATAATAATCGCCACCAAAACCCATAGAATGAATTAAAGCAGCCATATCTCCATATCCCCCACCAACTTCTACTATAGTTTTATATTCTTTAATGTCATCCATAGAAACATATTCATCATATTTCAATAAATGATCCATATTATAACATCGATGAGCAGAAAAGGGAAGATCATCAAATATCTGATACTCTTTTTGAAATTCATCTTCAATCCCAACCCACTCCTCAGCACAAATATCATAAAAATCTTTGTCATCCATAGCAACAGAACAAACGTTAGTGATGGGTTTCCACATACGAGAATTGTTCGCTAATGGAATACAGGCGACTGTAGCCCACCTACGAAACGATTTTAACTCCAACGTTTCCAGGTCATGAGCAATACATTCACGCATTGTAGGCCAAAACTCTTTTGTATTAGCCTTTTTAGCATCCTGAGCCTTTTTCGACCATTTAGACTTTTCGTCATTATCTGCATATATAAAATCCATAATCACCTTAATTCAATTTTTTAAGAAACTCATCAGCTTCTCTATTTGATAAACCATATTTTGACATAACCCAACTTCCTTGTAAATTATCTTTTATTATTTCCATCTCTTTAGCTGAGAAGGTTTTTGCATTTAAAATGTAATCCTCAAACGCTTCACAGCAACAAGGAAATTTAGGTTTAACTAATTCATACATTGCTTTAGCATAGTCTCTTACTTCGATTTGAGCGTGACTATCTAATCGCAACTTACAGAAGTGAAAAAAGTTATTTAAATCAATTTTCCAAATAACTTCAGTATAGTTACCGACAGGTAAAATAGACCTAGCTAGCTCTCTGGCTATATCCAGATCTAATAAATTTTGGTAGGATTGAAGAGCATTATCGTAGAGTCTATTAAATTCAAATTTAACGAGACCCTTACTTTCATGTTCTTCTCCT